TTGTGGCGCCGCTCCACTTCTCTTGCGATTTCCTCTGTTGTGGGAGGCGGCCTGTCTTCTATCGGGCGATATCCAGGTAGTAGTTCCCTGCTAATGTACAGCGCCGCATCGGAAAGATGCTGCTCATAGGCGCTCGAAGGTTCAGCTTTCTTCTCGTCCCATACAAGGTTCTGCCACTCAGTAACGAGCTCCTCAGCACTGCGAGGGTCGACTTTGATGTTCCCTGATAGCAATTCACCGCGCATGATTTCGATGAAGGCGAGCTTCTTCGTTTTTTCCGCTGGCTTGATTCCGATCCCGTATCGTTGAGAACACTCTTCAGCGTAGCCCTTACCTATGCCGCCAGTGTCCATGACAACAAGGTTGATACCGAATCGCTTCTTTAGGGATATAATCCTCGCCGCAACGCCGGACGGAATCATACCCTCCTGCTTTTCGGCGTAGATGAACTCTATTTCAGGGTTGCCGCGCCGATACCGCGCTACGGCGAAAGCCGTGGGGTCGTTGTGCCCAACGTCTACACCCATCGCGTAAATCCAAGGCTCACCATCTCCTGTTGTGGCATCGCATTGGTTGATTGTCGGGTTGTATGGGTAAACTAGGGCATTACCATCCAGCACCCACTGGCCGAGCCACTCACGTCGAAACGTAGGATTGTCCGGTGTCCAGCGGTTATCCTCAAGCTTGGCCTCAAGGTAAGCGGCTGCCCTTTGGTTGACGTAACCAGGCATATTTGCCGCCTCTATCTCGCCAGCCCTTAACCTTGGATGAACCTGGTTCAGCTGAATGTGAGGGTTCTGCTCAAGCGTCCAGCTATGCGTTGACCACTTCGCGGCGCTCTTACCGCGAAAACCTGAGCCTCCCGTTGAAATCTCGTAAAAGTACCCGCTAGGGACAACGCCGGGCGTGCCAATGATACAAAGCTCACCGTTTAGGTCGATTAGCGCCGGCTCAAGAACATCTTCAACAAGCTCCCGAAGAAACGGGCCATAGCTGGCCCCTTCGTCAATCGCAGCGCGGCGCAGCTTTAGCCCTCGGAACTTCTCGATTTCAGCAGTATCCTTACACCCAGCCAACCAAATCTCGTGACCGTTTTTGGTGATAACAATCAGCTGATTGTCGCGCTCCTTGAAGTCCAGTCCAATCCTATGGCGCCGCTCGATAGCCTGTAGCGTCGCCCACAAAATCATGCGGCAGTTATTTCGGCTCAGAGCGACGTAAACGCTCTTCTCGCCGGGGGAATCGCGCGCGCCATCCAGGAGCCATGCGCCGATTGCCTCTGTCTTTCCGGCGCGGCGCGAGCAAACGGCCGCCTTCTTCTTCGAGGGGTCCCGAAAGAACTCCAGCTGTGGCCCAAATAGAGCCTCAACATAAGGCGGGTCTGTCCTCTGGTCCTGCTCTTCCCTCAGCTTCGCAAGGATGGCCCTCGCGAGGGCCGGATTAGTTTCCAGCAGCTCGCGAAGCTCCATCTCACTTGGTAGCTCAGTCAAGATACTCCCTTGCGGCTGCCTTTATCCCAGCCACCCTAGCGGCTTTTTGGCCAGAGTCGCCGAAGCGCTTGAAGTCTCCCTCTAGCAGCGCCTCAAGGGCTTCGAGAATGAACGGCCTAGCTGGGGCGGCGAACTTAGCGACCACCTTCAGAATCTTCCACATTACGACCCGCCTATCTTCCCGAGAGACAGCCCTCTCTTCCGATACTGCTTGGTCGGCTGTCGCTTCTTTTGCAGCATTGTTTCGCTAAACATCGCATAGCCACCCGAGGTGAAAATCACGTTAGGAACGCCCGAACTCTTGAGCATCTTGATAATGATTGCTCCGCGCTCCTCATAGACCGATTCAACGCCATCTTGGCCAACGGTGAACTTATGTATAGGGGTCGCGCTCATGAGTGTGACCGGCACGGTCGGTTTGAAGGTCGTCAGGTAACGACGTTCATCGACAAGGTCTACCTCTTCCTCAGTTACATCCTCTGGTTCCTGTAGCTTCTCTTCATTTTCCATCATCTTTTGCCTTCTTCTTGTTTCTGTTGACTAGCCCCGGTGCTAAGACTGTAGTCACCGCTGGCTTGATTGATGCCATTGACGCCTTGTGCTCGCGGTACTTGGCGAGCAATTCGGACAGGTCTGCCGTCTCGTACTCTTTATGAGTGTGCTCTACTTTTCGCACATCTAGCCCGCAAAGGGCAGAGATTTGTTTGGCCGCGTTGACTGCTGCGTTGTAATTAGGGTCATCTGCGTAGATAACATCGCCTTCACGTGTGATGTATGGGCGCTTGTGGTTCATAGCCATCGTCATGACGGCATCGAGCCTTTCGATTATCGCGCCGCGTATCTCATCCGGGTCGCGGATTGTTGCCTTGAACCTTCGATAAGCCTCAGAAGTGTGGCGCTTAACTGACTCAGGCGTGACACCCCAGATTATCGCCAGCTCCTTGATTGTCTTTCCAGGTACAAGCCTATTCGCCGCTATCAGCTCGTAGCAGTAGTTCACCTGCCTGGCCGTGACGCTTTCGTATTCGTCAGCGTTAAGAGGTGACACTATCCGAGCGGCCTCTGTGACTTCATCGTCGGAGAGCCAGCGAAACTTGTGGTGCAGATGCGGCATAGACCCAGCGGCTAGTCCCCTGTTAGCCTGGCGCTGAAGGGCAGGGGAATTGAACTTGATTCCGTCGTCGCTCATGCGCTTTTTATCTCCCTACCAATGTTACCTATTAACCTCGTTACGTCACGTGACGCTTTAGGTGACGGAAGTGACAATGGGCCGGCCGCTGCTTCCGTGCGCCCCCTCGCTGCAATGGCGTCGTAAAGCTCCACGAACCTGGCCCTGTCCGCCGTGTCGTTGGTTGATAGGCAGATATCTCTCCATGTCCCGATCCCGCGTAATGCCTCGCAAACAAGCGGGTCAGAAAACCGAGGTGAGCCGTAGGAGCCAGTTCTTCGTATCTCCGCCACGACGTCACCCCAGGCCTCAAGCCCCTTCCTTGTGGCGCCCTGCTCCAAATTGACAGCCTGCTCGCGTATCTCGGCCACCGTTGGGAACCACTTGGCAATCCTTGCCAAGCGCCCCACGGCCCTCCTAGCAAGCTCATAGTCCAGGTCAGCCAAAGCTTCTCCGTAGAGCCTGCCAGTAGCTTCGTCTGCCTTGTTGTTTGGCCATAAGCTAACCAAGACAGCAAACAGCTCAGAGGATTGACGCGCGTTCATGCTCACCCCCTTCTTGCATCGATATAGCCCGCTGTACTGCCCAGTTTACCTTAGGCTTGTCCTGCGGAGACGCTTTGAGCATCCAGTTCGCAAAAGCCCTATCCCAGTCCACGGCACGCCTATCCACAGATAGCGCGTGGTTCCTGAATCTCTCGACTTCGATACCCAACCTCGGATTACTGGTGTACTTCGAAGGCGGTGACCAATCGTCAGGTATCGGCCTAGACGGCTTCTTGCGCTTAGAAGCAGAAGCAGAAGCAGAAGCAGAAGCAGAAGCAGGTGACGTAACGTGACGTTCCGTGACGTCAACAGATTCTAACGCTTTCTTTTCCCTGTATTTCTTCTGCCTAGCAGCGCCAGAGGAAGAGCTGTTGCCGTTCCCGGCCCTGTACTTCTCGAAGTTAAGAACTCGGATCCCGCCATCAACAACTTCAATCCTCCTGCCTTCATACTCCTTTGATTTCGAATCAGGGTCAGGCGAAGTCAGGTCTTTGATAGCCTTCTCCGCCTGCTCCTTCGTCACATTGGCCAACCTGGCGACGGCGCAAACTGACACCGGGGCAACGCCGAACGGCGGCTTAGCTCTCACCATTAGGGCCAAAAACACCACCCTAGTTGCAAGGTCAGCCTCCCACAACGATGAGTCAAGAATCTCTTCGTACACCTTCACGAATCCCATAACTTACCTTCCGTCACGTAACGTAACGTTACGCAACGCTCCTGTTTACACGCCACCACTCACCAATGCCAACAGCCGAGAAGACGCCCTCTAGTTCCTTCTTGGTGAAACTGGGGACATTCCCAAGTTTCCCACGAGCCAACGCCTCGGTCGCCTTCGCAAGCTCCGACCTACCGCGAACAGCAGGGAGAACATGTTGCCAGGTAGATGGCTGCACGATGAGCACATCGAGGCCAATCCTCCCGCATAAAAGACCAGCCCCGAAGGAAAGACGAAGAGCAGAGCGCGCGTTAGGGCCCACGTATTGACCTTCCATCACAACAAGGTCGACATTGACCCTCGGGACCTGTGTGCGCTTAAGTGAGTAGACGTCTAGGATCTCACCCTTCCCGTCATGACTAATGGCTCCACCGTACAGGCCAGGGTCAATTGATACGTATGAGGATTCGGAGAATCTCTCCTGGACTTCTTCGAAGTCACTTTCCCATTCGTATACTCTCACAGTCGCCCCGCTACACGTTCAGCGGCCGTAGGTGGTGGCTTCACATTGGAGGAACGAAGCTTCTTGATATGCCTCTTGAAAGCAGCAAGAACGTTCTTTTCCTCCCCCGTCAGCCAATGAGTCGGGGAAACCTCTCTGTGGGTCAGTTCCTCGATTGCGAATTGAAGATAGATTGTCGGTCTACTCCTACTAGAGAACCACTGGTTAACAGTTTGCTCACTAACCCCAAGAAGCTCGCTAACAATCGCATTCGTGAAACCGCGCTCCCTTTTCCAAGTCTTAAAAAGCCTTGGAGCTTCCATGTCGTCTAATAGCCGTTCAGGCCGTAGTTTGCTCATGCCGTACTTATAACCCGAACATTGCGACCAGGCCAGTGTTTTTTTCTTGCGCCCACTTTGCTGGTGTGCAACTATGCGCGACATGGAAGCAAGGACGGCGCTGGTAGACCTGGCGCACATAAGTAGAACATTTTGGCACTCTAGCGAGGGGCAGCCATTGTCCTCGATGTTGGACAAGAGTCTCGATGCGCTTTGGAAAGTAAAGGGCGCTGGGTTTTCGAGCCTTATCTGTGCGATAGATAGTCCTCCGTACGAGAGGCGCGAAGTGTACCCTGAGTACAAGGCGAACCGGGACAATCCTGGTCCAGTATATTTCGAGCAGTATAAGCTTCTCCAGGAGAAGGCTCAGGGACTTGGTTTTAAGATAGCCTCATCGAAGGGCTATGAGGCTGATGACGTAATCGCGACCTTGGCTAGGGAGCTTTCTGGCGAAGTCCTGGTTTACACGAACGACAAGGACCTGCTTCAGCTGGTTAGCGCTAGGGTCAAAGTTGTCTCGACGGGAGACTTCTCCATTCGGACGGTTGATGCGGTAATCGAGAAGTTCGGGGTTAGCCCAAGTCTTGTTGGTGATTGGCTGGCGCTTGTCGGTGATGCTTCGGACAACATACCAGGGTGCCCGAAAATTGGAGCAAAGACCGCGACGAAGATAATCGCAGGCACTGGTGGGCTAGCAAGCCTCTGGTCAATTATCGACGAAGGGTTGCTCCCGATAGGTTGCACTGCTGCATTGGTTGAGGCTCTCAAAGCCAACAGGGAGCAGATAAAAGTTAGTCGTGAGCTTATTCGGCTCCGTGACGACGTTCCGGTATCTTACGCCGCTGAACCAAAGAAGGTTGATATTGAAATGGAAGTTAACGAAGAAGTGAGCCATGAAGCTGAGCAGGTTGTGACCGTAGTTGCCTCAAAGCAGGCGACTAAGGAGGTAGCTTACCCGGCCATAGCCAAAACGACATCTGGGATGATTGACTCGATTGAGCTTAGGCCGGGCGTATTTCTAACTTCCGCGAAGTATGACCTTATGAAGCACCTTGCGAAGAACTTCTTCGAAGGTGGCCTGTACTCTCGCAAGTTCCAGAACGCACAGGCCGTGTTTACTGTCATGATGCTTGGTGTGGAGCTTGGCGTATCTCCGCAGATTGCGTGCCAGAACTTCCACATCATTGAGGGCAAACCGTGCCCATCAGCGCATTTTTTGATTGCAATGGCGAAGCGCGACCGGGATTGTATTTATCTTGAGATGGAGTCAGAGTCCGACTCGGCGGTGACGTATGTCACAAAAAAGAAAAGCTACCCGAAGGAACTCCGATTCTCTTACTCAATGGAAGACGCTGTCCGTGACCGCATGAAGTGGTCCAGCGGGAAAGAGAAGAACACCAGGGCGATGCTTCGAAAAACCGCCGGCTCACAGGCGGCGCGTCTATGGTATCCGGAAGCCTGCAATGGCCTCTATTCGATGGAAGAAATGGGCTTTAACGCTGAAGAAGAGGAAGAGCGATGATAAGCAACGCGCGGGCTGCTGTGTTTTTTTTGATAGGGTACATAATCTTTCAGCTGTTGACCGGGTGTACGCCTCGCTCAACTGGTCAGCAGGTGTGTTTTGCTAGGGCGGAAACTGAGTTCTGGGTTGTTGTTGAGGACTGTAAGAGGCTCGGGCTTTCTTACGATGAATGCTTACCGCTTATACCTGCCGAGAAGAAGCTGAAGGAAAGGATGAACGCATGCAAATAAAGCCAACTAAGGACCGCGTTGTCATTCTTCTCGATAAGAAGGCAACGGAAACTGCCAGCGGGTTAGCGCTTGGAGCCCCGGCATGTGAGTACGGCGACGCTTACCTTACCGGCGTTGTCGTTGCCACTGGACCAGGCGGCTACGGGTATCCAGCTGGACTTATCGATGAGAGGCGACAGCTCCCTAAGCAAAAGTTCTTTGAAGTGGACGGCGTTGTTGTCGGTGATAGGGTTCTGATAGAAAAGCTATCCGGTGACCCGATTGACACGAAGACAACGGGCGTTGGTGTGCACCCTAAAAGCGCTGACCATGACGAGTACAGAATCGTGACATCATCGGAGATTGTGATGGTTTTGGGCGAAGCTGGTGACGATAATGGTTAGGAACACAAAAGACGCCGTAAGTGGTTGGCGCATGGACCCGGACCTTCGCGCCATAATTCTGTTTATCGTCGTGCAGTTCGTGATAGCTTTCGCCGCGCTAGTGGCGCTTGCTAGCGAGAAGTCTAAAACGTTTGACGCAATCAATGAGCTAACAAGAAGCGAGCACGATGCGGACGAATCTGAGCTTGATAGACGAGCAAGGTTGAGCGAAATCGCTGCCGCAATTGACCAAGCGACACAATCGAAGCGCGAGCGCGCTTGGTTGATTTCGCTAGCGTACCACGAGAGCCACTTTGCCAGGTACGTCGACCTAGACTGGCCGGAGTGTAAGGACGGAAGAACCCTCAGGTGCGACAGGGGCCGCGCGTTCGGATTACTACAGGCGCACAACATGACGCGCCTCGAAGGAAGAGTTGAGCAGTTTGAGCTTGGCGTAAAACGACTCAGGAGCGGCGCAAACTATTGCAAAGAACAAGGGTTTGACCCAGAGGCCGGCGCGTTTTCGCTGTACGCCACCGGAAAAACATGCGGCTGGTCAGGCGCCAAGAGGCGGGTGGAGTTCGCAAGAAGGATAGTTGGGAAGCTCTAAAGACTCACTTGAGGGCATCAAGTATAGCGAGCACAATTGGGGCAATTGTTGCCACAAGGCCAGTGATTGCGACTATCACTTGAGCAGGCCTAGGAGCAGCGGACAGGCTTCCCCATGCGCCAACAGCTACCCTCGCCGGCATTGACCTATTCGGTGCCACAACAGTGACTTCTTCCGCCTCAACGAAGTCAACCGGGATACTGGGGATCTTCTCCCGTGTCCTAAGCCTGTCAGCCGTACGCCGGAGCTTGTTTAGCTTCTCATTGATGCGGGATGCTGCCATTTAGCCCCCTCTTCTCTATTGCTGTAACGCGCTCGCAGAGAGCAGCGACCCTATCTTGAACCGGCTCAAGCAGTTCGATGATTCTTGATATTCCGGCGTCGATACTCCGAAGGTGGACGTGGTGAGCTTCGTCCAACCTGGTCACCCTGGCGTAGTCACGTTCCTGCTGCTCACGTAGGCCGCCGACTTCCGTGGCTATCATCCGCTCAAGCTTATCGACACCTTCAGCGCTAGCCGCATTCATGTCAGCCAGAACGTCAACAATGGCGTCCAGCGCATCAGCTAACCTGTCCTCGGCCGGGGGCCTCTCTGTGTCCGGGGCGTCGTCATTCATTTCACTGGTCCATGTGGCGGGAGGCCACTGCAAAGTGTTCTGTCACCATCTACGCGTATGCCACAAAGGCCCGCATATATCCAGATTTTCAGGTCCTTAGCCTTGTGTGTGTGGTACTCGGCCCCTCCTTCCCTGGACAGGCAATAATGTCTGGCTGTGATAAGCTCAGTGACCAAACCTAGACCGTTGGCTAGGCGGCAAAAGTGCGAGTCTTCGCCGCATTCAATACGCTCATCAAAGCGAAGGTCAGGGCGCTCAAAAAACCCAAGCGTTCCACCCAGTAGCATGCCCCTGGCTGGGCCCGGTGACCACCCGTTTCCGAAGTACACTAGCCCGGTGTCAAATTGTACCCAGCCCCACTTTTTACCGGTGACCCTGTAAGGTGACGCGTGCTCCAAATGTTCCACGATGTAACCTGGGCCATAGTAGTCGTCGTCGTCCATGGTAACGACGAAAGACCCGGGCATGTTTGCGTTTACCCAGTTCAGAGCTGCGTTCCTGGCGACGCTTGCGCCTGGTTGGCACTGGATGACTGAAACGC